AGCCTATGTAGATTCTGTTAAAATTTATGAACTTACTAAAACAGCTAACTATACTGCTGTAGCTGGTGATAATATATTGGCTGATACTTCAGGTGGAGCATTTACAATTACATTACCTGCTAGTCCTACTGCTGGTAATACTATTCATATACTTGATGCCGCTGCATCATTTGATAATAACAACTTAACAGTTGCAAGAAATGGTAAAAAAATACAAGGTGCTACTAATGATTTAACCATAACTACAGAAAATACTGGTATTGGCTTAGTATTTTATAATGATACTTATGGTTGGAGAATATTAGTAGATGCTTATGATGTAGATCCAACGGAACTATAATATGTCTAATATATATAATCCTAATCAGGATATACATGTAGATAAGGCTACAAGTAAGTTAGTTGTAAAACATTCACAAGATATTACACCTATATTACATGCAAACAAAATAGCTCGTAATCATAGAGCTGGAGAACAAAGAGGTGAGTTTCAACGTATAGCTCAAATACCTTTAATTGCTTTACAAATTAAATGTAAAGAATTGTTTGGACACTCTAATTGGTGGCAAGTAGAAAAAGATGATCAGCGTTCTATTATAAAGAAAATGATAAATAGTAATGAGTTTGAAAACTTTCGAGTAGGGGATAAAAAATTATAATGGCTTTAGATACTTTTGCAAATTTAAAAACTTCAATAGCTAATTGGTTAGCTAGAGATGATTTAACTTCTGAAATACCTGATTTTATAGCTTTATGTGAAGCAGAGTTTAACAGAGAACTTCGTATTAGAAGTATGGAAACTACTGTTACTATAACTATTGATGCAGAACAAGAAGCATTACCTACAGGATTTTTAGGTGTAAGAAGTTTTTTTCTAAATAATGATGGTAAAACTAAATTAACATATATTACACCATATAACCAGTTTGATACGAGAGGTTCTAGTCGAACAGGTACACCTCAAGCTTATAGCATTGAAGGTACTAACTTTCGTTTCAGCCCTGCCCCTGATGCAACTTACACAGCAAACCTTGTGTACTACAAGGCTTTTGACTCCCTGTCAGCTAGTACTGCAACAAATCATATACTCACCAATCATCCTGCTGTATATCTTTATGGTAGTTTGTATCATGCAAGTAATTTCATTAGGGGTATTGCACCAGATACTGTTGCACAATGGCAACAGTTATTTACTACTGGTATTACACAGATTAAAACTATGGATGAAACTGAAAAACATAATGGTTCACCTTTAATACAAAGATCAGGTATAAATATTAATAATTTTGATAACGTATAATGCAGTTACCTTTTGGAGAATGGCTACCAGATTTGCCAGATCATGTTAATCCTGGAGCTACACAAGCTAAAAATGTATTTCCTGCTGTAAACAGCTATAGACCTTTTAAAGATATATCTGTTACATCAAGTAATGCACTTACAGCTAGAGCTCAAGGTGGTAGAGCTTTTAAATCAGATAGTGGTGTTGTTACTATATTTGCAGGTGATGCTACTAAATTATATAGATTAATATCTAATGCTTTTGTAGATGAAAGTGGTGGTACTACATTTAGCACAGCTTCTGAAGGCTATTGGGATTTTATTCGTTTTGGTGAAAAAGTTATTGCATTTAATGGTATAGACGCACCTCAAGCATGGACATTAGATACATCATCTGACTTTGCTGCATTAGCAGGATCGCCTCCAACATTTAGACACGCTGCTGTTATAAGTAATTTTGTTGTTACAGGGTTTACTCCTACTGCACAAAATCAAGTTGCATGGTCAAGTTTTAATGATGCTACTGCATGGGTTGCTGGTACTAACCAATCAGATGTTGAAGTAATGCCAGAAGGTGGTGCAGTAACAGGAATTACTGGCGGACAGTATGGATTAATATTTCAAGAGAATAGAATTACTAGAATGGATTATCGTGGTGGTAATACTGTATTTTCTTTTAGACGTATTGAAGATAATAGAGGAGCTATACAAGGAAAGAATGTAGTTCAAGTTGGTAATTTAGTATACTTTTTATCTGAAGATGGTTTTTATGTAACTGATGGTTCTAGTTCTAAACCTATTGGTGCAAATAAAGTTGATCGTTTTTTCTTTGGAGATCTTAAAGATTCTTTAAGAGAAAGAGTACATGGATTCTATGACCATGAAAACAAATTAGTTATGTGGTCTTATCCTTCTGCTACTGGATCTAGTACAACTAATCAAAATGATAAATTAATTATATATCATATTGCTAGTGATAGGTGGTCACAAGTAGAACTAAACCATGAAGTTATTATTAGTTTTTTATCACCTGGATTTACATTAGAAGAACTAGATGATTTTCCAACTGCTGGTACAGATGATATTGATGCTATTACAGTATCATTAGATTCTGCACAGTTTATTGGTGGTATAAGAAGTGTAGGTGTATTTAACACATCTCATAAATTAGGAACATTTGAAGGATCTGCATTAGCTGCTACTATAGGTACTGCTGAATCAGAAATATTTCCAAAAAGTAGATCTTTAATAAGTAATATAAGACCATTAGTAGATACTACATCTGCTACAGGTTCACTAAGTTTTCGTAATAGAATAGCTGATTCTTTTTCAAATACTTCAGCATCTAGTATGCATGCAACTGGAAATATACCATTGCGTAAATCAGCAAGATATTTTAAATTTAATTTAATAATACCTGCAGCTTCTACATGGACAGATGCACAGGGTATTGATATAGAAGCAACAAATGAAGGATATAGATAATGGCTCTTTTAACTAACCCAATGACAGCAGACTTACAAAGTCGTATACAAAATAGTAGTTTTGGTAGTCCAGATTATCTAAATGGTTTTCAAGGTACAATGCCTGCATGGCAACAAAACATGTTAATGCAGACATATACACCAGAAGAAACAGGTTTATTAGGTGGTGGAAATCCTTCTGTTCCTGATTATACAGGTTATACTCCAGGTGGATTTACTCCTCCATCTTTACAACAACCTAATCCTCTAGCAGGATTACAAGGTTCTATTAATCAATTTTTACCTCAAATGGGTGGCGGTGGCGGTGATGCTGATCCAAATAGACAAAAAGATGCATTTAGTGGAAGATATGAATCTTTTGGAGGCAAAATGTTTAGTTTTGATAAAAATGATAAACCAACAGAAGTTATAGGTAACAAATTTACAAGTCCTATAATAAGTCTTTTTGCTGGACTTTCTGAAACAGTACCAGGAGAAGAACAAAAAAGATTTAATGAACTAACTGATAGTCAGAAAATGGCAATAGGAGAAGTTTTTGGAAATAATCTAGGTTCTTTTGTTGCTATACCAGAAAAAAGACCTGAACAACCTACTACACCTGCAGTAATTAATAGACCTAGACCACAAACACAAGGAGGAGGAGGAGATGGTAGAGAAAGTCGAGGTTATGAAGGAGGTGCATATGGTGGAGCTGATAGACCTGATAGACCTGGCGGAAGTGACGCTTCAAACTGGTAATGGCTAGTAAAATAGACCTACAATATATTTACCAAAGTATTGATTCTAGTGCTGAGTTTCAGCTAATAGTAGAAGAAATAACTAATCAATTAATAAGATATCATAATGATGAAAATCAGGAGGTTGTATCATGGTTTCTTGCGTAACTTGCGATCACGAATGTCATTGCGGTAATAACGGAGTTTGTAAATCTTGCAGATGTGCAAATTGCGAACACCCAAATGCTCTTGATGATTTTTATAAAAACTTAAGCGAAGGCTTTAAAGAAACAACTGAATAATGGCTCATACTTATACAAATGCTAAAGTAGATTTAACATCTACAGATTCAACAAGCTTTTATACTGCACCTACTGATGGTCAGTCTATTGTAAAATCTATATTGGTTAGTGAAGATGCTGGTGCAACACCAACACTTACAATTACATTAACTGATAATGAAAGTAGTCCAGCTACATTTAGTTTATTTAAAACAAAAGCATCAACTGCTAATGGTACAGCAGAGTTTTTAACTTCTCCATTAATATTAAAGTCTGGAGAAGAAATAAAAGTTACCGCATCTGCTGCAAATCAGTTACATGTAGTAGCAAGCATATTAGAAATAACATGATAAAAGCTATATTAATACCTACAGAGAATGTAGAAGAAGCATGGAAATTAGTTGATAAACACATACAACAAGCATTAGAAAGATCTGGAGATCATTTTAGTAGTGCAGATATTAAAACTAATTGTTTAGAAGAAAGTATGCAGTTGTGGTTAGGATGGGATAAAGACCTTGATGAATCACATTACTGTACTGCTATTACACAAATATTAAAAAGACCAAACTCTAAAATATGTAATATATTTATTGCTACTGGTCGTGAAATGAAAAAATGGGTACATGTAATGGATGAAATATCAAAATGGGCTGAAGCTGAAGATTGTACACATGTAGAAACTTGGGCTAGACCAGGTTGGGAGAGAGTCCTTAAAGAATATCAATTTAAAAAGACACACGTTTTACTCGAAAGGAAACTATAATATGTCAGGCGGAGGCGGAGAG